AAAGCACATGCTCCTGAAGAAGGTGTTGATAGTTATGCTCAAGAAGAGGCTTATGGAGAAGCTATAACACCTAGTTCTCACTACTCTAACCTAACAGTTCCAGGAGGTACTAATTATACAGAGAATTCAATACAAACACCTGGTTTAATTAATATTTCTATTGCCCACGTTAATGAATTTTCTAAAGGTATATCTGATATGCTTGGATGGTTTAGAAGTGATGAAAGAGTAGTTAATGAATATGGAAAAGAAGATGAATTAACAGGAATGTTAAATGCTGCTGGATTACCTTTAGATGTAGAGAAAGATTTACAAAAAGAATTAAATGATTTAAGAAATTCTAGAATAGATATTAAAACACGTAGAGTATTAGAAGTACAATCTGATTTATTTCAGAAAGGTAGGGATAGTAAAGATTTAGCTAAGATAGAAAAAAATAAAAAAGGGTACTTAAAAGATAATTTTAATGTAGGAAATGACTTTTATAAAAAAGAATATCCAAATGACGCAATGTTTCCTACATTTTATAAAAATAATGTAGAAATAAATAATAAAGAATATGATAAAGCTTTAGATAAGTTTGAAGACGCAGGTAATTTTGAAAAAGAAAACCAATTCTTACAACTACTAAACAAAAAAGGTAATTGGGTTAACTTCTTTATACAATCTATAGTACAAGATAGTGTTAAACAAGGGTATGAGAAAGTATTATTTCCTACTGGTGAAACTGCTGCTAAAGTACAAGGGCATCAAACTATTGCTGATGAGATTAATAGAATTGATAAAGATATAAAAGTAGCTAAAGAGAGAATAGAAAAGGGATTGTACAAAGAAGAAGGTTCTACTGAACCAACACAATCTTTAAAAGAATTAGAATCAGAAATTGAAAAGGATGAAGCAAAAAGAGCAGAAATGAAAACTCAAGGTTTAGAAAAACTTAAACCAATTGAAGCTTTCTATACTAATAGAGTTACTAATGTTCTTAATAAATTATATGATGTACAACAAGTTACTGATGAATACGGTAATACTTGGAACGAAGTTACATTAGATAAAAAGACTGTAGATTCAAGTGAAAATATAGATTTCTTATTACCTACTGCTAATAGTCAATTAGTAAATGCTGAGACTATAAGAAAACGTAAAATTGATAGTGAAATTATTAGTTTAAGACGAAAATTAAATGACAATATAGGTAACCTAGAAGAGTCAGCTAAAATTACTCGTAAATTGGTAAACTTAAAAAATATACGTGATGATGAACGTACAGGAGCTGATCGTTTTATAAAATTAAGTAGTGAACTTTCTTCACATGAAGGTGTTTTAAAAATAGCAGATAGACAATTAGAAGAAGTAAGAAAAATGTTAGATGATTCTGCGATTAGTGCTGACAATGTTCAATATGGTCAACGAATAGTAGATTTATGGTTAAAAGCAGGTGATTTTTCAATGGCTCCCAATGAGCATTTAATGTTAGATCAAGATGAATTTAATACAGAATCTATTCGTGCAGCATTTAGACTTAGAAAATCAAATGCTGAAGATCTTCAACGAAAATTAAATATTTTACAAAAAAAATATATTGGAGAGTTTGTAAGAGAATACACCGATGAAAATTTAACTGACGAAGAAATATTTAAATTAGTAAGCGATGTAAATGGAATAAGTTCTAGAGTATTAAACGTTGCAAGACATGATAATGATTTATTACAAGCTATATTCTTAGGTGTACAAGAAGCTAATACAAAAGCTCAAAAAGAAGCAAATGTAGAATGGGATAAAATAGATAAGTTATCTAAAAAGTTTAATCAAGCTACAGGTAATAGTAATGATATATTAAAACAACTTACTAAAGATGGCCTAGAAACTGGTAGAATGACTCATAGATTTGCTCATGAATTTTATGCTACTCGTAATAATTTAATACAAAAAGCTTTTAAAGAATTAGGACCAAATGGATTACCAAAAAAAGATAAAAAAGATGTAGATGCTTTTTTTAATTGGGTAACTAAAAATACTATAACTTTTGATGTTAGATTATTATTTGAAGACTCTCATGCTGACGGATCAAATTTACCAGATAAATTCCTATTTAAAAACGATGAAAGTGCTGAAGTTATAAAAAAAAGAAAAGCAGCACATATACAAGAACTTAAAGCACATCTTGGTGAAAAAGGGTTTAAGTTTTATATGGAACAACAACAAAAAAAGATAGAGAAGTATAGAACAATGCGAGATGTATATTATGAAGCAATGCAAACTGATTTATCTAATCAATCTCAAGCTGAAAGAGATGAGTTTTTTGCAGAACAACAAAAAGAATTTTCTCCTTATTATGGATTAGCAATGCAAGAAAATCCTGCTCTTCGTAAGAAAAAAAATGAAGGAAGAAAAGATAGTTTTTATGCTCCTAAAGGAATTAGAGAATATTCAGTACAAATACCTAAGAAATTTGATATTAATAATAATGAAACAGGTTGGTATGATACAAATTTTGCAAAAATAGAAGCAAATGAAGATATTTTAAATTGGTATAATTACATTACTGAAACAATGAATACTTTGAAATATTCATTACCTAAAGATGTACGAACTAAATTAGGAGTAGGAGTGCTTCCGTATATTGAAAAAAGTTTAATGGAAACTTTTTCAGAAAAAGGTGTAATGATGGGAGTTATTCCTTTTTGGGATAAGATGAAAGAATCTTTTACTACAACTGATTTTGCTACAGAAGTTAAAGCTGATATAAATCCTAATACTGGACAAATATCTAAAAATATAGCTGTACCATTTGTTGAAGATATAGAATCTAAAGTTTCAAACTTAGTTAAAGTACGAATAATTAAATATAAACAAGAAAACGGAGAAAATCCTAGTAGAGAACAAGTTTCAAAGTTTAAAAATGAAATTAGAAATTCATTATCTAACGAAAGATCTTGGGATATTGCTAAATTAATGAAAGCTTTTACATTAAGTACATTAGCACATAAACATAAATCTGCTATTCAAGCTTCAGTTGAAATGACAGTTGATAAATTTAATCAATTATCTCCAGGTGAAGTTAATAGTAAAGGTGAAATATTAACAAAAGATGGAAAAGTTGTAGAAGATAAAAAAAGTGGAGGTAATTTAAAATCTGCACTTGATTTCTTTGCTAATGAATCATTTTATGGTATTGCAAGTAGAGAAATAGAAGGTGCTAGTACAAAAAAAGTTTATAATAGTAAAGAAACAGCACGTAAAAAAGAAATAGAAAATTTATTAGCAGGGGAAATTACAGAAGAAGACGAAGAAATTCTTAAACAAGAATTAGAAAAACTAGGAGCTGTTGTTACAGTTAGTGGTGTAGGCGATACGCTTCTTAAATATATGACATTAAAAGGATTAGGTTGGAATACATTTTCAGCATTTTCTAATATTGGATTTGGTGTAATATCAAATATTATAGAAGGATCTGATGGAAGACTTTATTCAATGGCTACTTTAAGAAAAGCTTATATGTTGACTAATAATTCAATTGGTAGAAATGCATCTTTTAACACTTGGGAAGGCATTAATGGTAATGCTCTTAAGATTAGAACAATGATGGATCAATGGGATTTACTTCAAACTACTAATAAAGAACTTTTTAAAAGTACTACAGGTAAGAAAAACCCATTAAGTAGATTTGGTCCATATGCAATGCAAGAACGTTCAGAGTATCTTAATTATGCTCCTGTGATGATTGCATTAATGCTTGAATCTAAAGCATCTGATCCAAATGGCAAAGAAGTAAGTTTATGGGATGCTTATGGTATAGATGGACAATTAAAAGAAGGATTTACTGCTAAAGATGTTAAAGGTAAATCTTTTAATGAACTTAAGCTTATTCAAAAGATAAAAAGAGTCATTGAAATGAATCATGGTGATTATAATAATGCATTACAAATAAAAGCTACTGTTTTTGGAAGAGCTGCTTCTCAATTCCGTACATGGATGTTTGAAGGATTTGCAAATAGATTTGAAACTGAAAAAACAGATTGGGCACTTAGTTACGGTATGGATGAACCATTTGTACGTAAAGGTAGATATAGAAGTTATACAAAAGGACAACTAATAACTACAGGAGCAACCGTAGGAACAATGTTTCTACCAGGAATAGGGACTGCTATTGGAGCTGGGGCTGGTTATCTGGGGGGTAAAATTTTTGGTATGCAGACTGAGGGTAGTGTAATTAATGATACATTATTTACAATTAAACAATTAGCAAGAAAAGCATTATTTCAAAAAACTCAGTTTGACGACAAATATGTTGGTACAAATAAATTTACTAAAACTGATGCTGCAAATATGCGTAAAAATATGACTGAACTTTATTTAATGTTAGCATTAGCAGGTTTTGGTTTATTACTAAGAGCAATATCTGGAGGAGATGATGATGAAAAGAAGAATTTTGTATCAAACTTTTTAATGAATCAAATAAATAGATTACAAACTGATATTAGTTTTTATACTAACCCTATGGAGTTTGATAAAATTAGTCAAACAATGTTACCTGTATTTCAAATAGTAACTGATGTATATAAAATAGGTGGTGATGTACAAAAGTTTTATGATGATGATATTGATAATGAAGATTTTATATCAGGACCTTTTAAAGGACGTAATAAAGCACTTGTACATATAGGAGAAGCAATTCCTGGTATTTCACAAACAATTAAATTATATAGAACTGGAGATAAAGTATGGTAAATAAAAAAAAGGAACTTAATTGTTCCTCTTTTTACCATTTAATTGTTTCTCCGTATAAATCTATTAAGATTTTATCAGCTTCTTTAAAGTTTGGACAATTCCAATCTTTATTACTATCTACATATTTAGAAGGATGATCATATTTTAGAATATGCATATTTTTTTTTAAATGTGGTTCTAATAATTGAGCTTCCTTTCCCCATAATATAAAAATAGTACCTGGTTTATATTCTACTATTGCATTTAATGTTGCAGATATAAATTTACCCCAAGGTTTTTTATGAATGTTTTCATCATCTTTAATTCTAGTAGTCAATTGTTTATTAATGAGAAATACTCCTTGTTTTGCCCAATTTTCTAAACTAAAATCAAAATCTAAATAAAACCCATCTTTATAATACTCTTTTTCTAAGCAATCGTGGATTATACTTATTTCTGCAGAATAAAACTGAGAAAGAAACTTATTACTATACGCTAATCCATTAGATGTTGTAGTAGTATAAGGTTTATCACCAATGATTACAATTTTTAAATCTTCCCATTTACATAATTTATAAGCATTAAACATATCTACTTTATAAGGTTCAATATCATTCATTGCGTATTCTATAGTAATAAAATTCATTAATTTAGTAGAGTAAGGACTACGCAACATATTTTTTAGTTGCATAGTCCATTTTCTACCTAGTTTTTCTATCCAAAATTCTTTCTTATTAGCCATAGATTATAATTTAATAGCTACAGTACTTATTTTTGAATAAGAGTATTCCATTATTATTTCTTTTGTCAAATTCTCTTTTTCCATATCTAATATTCCCCATACCTCTTGATCGCCAAGATCTATTATTTTATTGTCTGCAGTTAAGCGTCTTTGCCAACTTTCTTTTAGTTCTTCTGCTTTTCGTAAAATTAATGGAACAATATGGGATTGTCCAGAAAAATAAGAATTATTGTTTATTATTTTTTTACCAGCTTTTGAAACTTTTGAATATTTTCCTTTAAGAATTAATTCATAGTCTTTCATGTATTTATTTTTAATTTTAAATAACATAACTAAGTAATTGTTTTTAATATATTCATCTACATAATTGTCTAAAACTATAAGATCTGAATGAAATTTATCAAAATCTATATCTTGATATGGTTTAATTACAATAAAAACAAATGGTCCATCATTGTATAAAGCATTATTTAAATCTTTATCAGTTAAAAAAGCATTTAAAAACCTAGTAGTCATTATTTGCTTATCATTGTTTTTAATGTCACATTTAAATAATGATTTACCTATATCCAATAAAGGAAATAAGAAAGTAGAGGTTTTTGTATATTTTACATAGCTCATTTTTAATTATTATTTTATAAAGTTAGCATTATCTTTCCTCCACTATCAATATACTCTTTTGAATAATCCCAATTATCAGTTTTATTATGATATACATATTTTTCTAATGCTTGAGAAATACCTTCTATGACTTTACCGTTAGGGAATGTTCCGCCAAGTTTACCCATAGTAATGATACTGTCTGTAAATTCAAAAATCATCGGCAAATTATTCATATCTTTTTCTACAACAATATATTGAAAAGGTAATAATTTATAACCTTCTAATACTAAAGCTTTAATTTTATCATTCCTTAATATACCCATTGTATAAAATGCACCTTGGAAATCATATCTATATTTCCAAAAATCAAATTTAAACCCTAGCACTGATTTACCAGTATATTTAAAATCAATAGGTCGAATAATCTTTTCTGAATGATTAATATGCATTCTATCAAGTTCTCCTTTACAAGGTATTCCTTTTAGTTCAAATTCTACAATAAATCTATCTAAATTTTCAACTTCTTTTGCTTTTGAAAAATATTTACTTATATATTTATCAGTTTTTAAAGCAGCTACGCAAATAGTTGCACTATTATAATCTTCTTTAGACACAATAGTTTTTTTTCCTGCGTTATTTAATGAATTAAAATAAATTCCTCCTAATTCTTGAATCTTACTAATTTTAGTTTCTGGTTTATACCTAGGTTGATAATTATACATTTCACATGCGTTTAAAATAGCATCTTCTAATTTTGGATCAACAATTAATGTAATATCATTTTCTAGTTTTGCAAAATCATAAACATTTCTAATAATTTCTTTAATTGCATTACTTGTTCCTACATCATCCATTACATAATAAAGATTGTCAATTTCAGAGGGATTCAGTAACATATCATCCACCATTCTACCAAATACAAAATGTTCAGGTGTCACTCCCTCCTCATCAACTTTATCTCTAGCTCTAATATATGCTTGAGGACTAACCAGTATTTTTTTTAAAGTACTCTGGTTAACTTTTTTAATTTTTCTATAATTTTCTTCCATATTATTTTATAGTTTTTAAAGTGTATACTAATTTTCTTTCTTTCATCGTTTTTACTTCTCTAAATTCATATGATGTTTTTGTTAAATATGCAATACTATCATCTTTAATAATATTCTTTTTTACAACTACATCATCTAAACACTTTAACCAAACTAGTGCTAAGTTTCCAATGTCCCAATTAGGTTCATAATCATCTCTAGCAGGTTTCCAACTTATATATTTATCACCTGTTTTTTTATCAGTTAATCGTTTTACATTCCCAAAATTAATGGGAGCGTAAACGATTAATGATGTTTTAATAGGTGATCTAATTATTAAATTGTCTGGAATATTCTTTTCTATATATCTATGCATTGTAGCAACTAATGCTGCTCGCATAGAGAAATGACCACTTGCATATAATTTATTATATCCAATTTTTATCCATTTTTTTTTAGTTTGAGGAATATGTGTAATAAATTCAGGAAATTCTAATTTAAGTTCATTTTCCATTTTATTTAATTTATATCCATACTATACTAGAAGAAACGGTTTCTTCTACTTCTTCTACTTTTTCTACAACAACAGGAACAAAATCATCTGTTAATTGTCTTTTATAATTAATATTTAAAAATTTTAATGCTTCATTATCAAGAGTTACTGTATGACATTTAAAATATCTAGATTCTCCCATTCTGATTCTATAATCATAATTTTTTAATATTACATCTGCCCATTCTTCAGTTAATGCTTCTCTTTTAATAAATAATTCAATTACAGTATCTAAATTAACATATATAGTACTAGGTGTCATATCTAAATACGATAACAATGATTTAAAATTAATGTGATTTTTATATTTACTTCTAGTAAAAATATCATTAAATTTTTCAAACAAAATCATTAAATGTAAAAGACTACTTTTATATTCACAATTTGCCATTATTTCCATAGCAATTGTATGATTTTCAGAATCATTACTATCAAGCATAGACCCTAATTGTTGAAATACTTTTTTATCAATAGTTAATGCGTCATTTCCATTTAACATTTCAATTATACATGATTCATCAAATATTTCTTTACCAATTAAATAATTATATGTTTCAATATGTTCTTCTTTTAAAATTTTATAATATGATGAACTAACATTATCTATAATTTCATTATAAATTTTAGGATTATTTTTAATAACATTTAAATTATCATCTACCATACTTCTATAAGTATTTCCAGTCATAATTATATTATCAAATTTATAAGACTTTAATGATTTTATTACATATTCTATTTGTTCAGAACTTAATTCATTTTCTATAATTTCAATATAATTTTTAAATATATTTACTGGCATAGTATAAGTAAAATCATTTTCTACTATTTTACCAAAAGTTAAATCATTCATAAAAACAGCATCTGCTTTTTCAACATCACGTATACTTTTAATTCCATGAGTAAATGTTAAATTTTTAATTTTTACTCTTGGTATATTGACCCCAGGCAAAAAGAAAATTTTATCATTTTTTTTTAATTTATATTTGTTTTTAGAGATTAAAAAATCTTCTGCCTCAACAATAACTTTATTTTCAAAATATAAATCAATATCTAATATTGTATTATTATTTCTTCTTATATCTACAGTAAGGTGTAAGTAATTTTCCATATTATTTTATTATTAGTTTAGCAATTCTTGGATTCATCATTAATTTACTAAATTTTTGTTTATTACCATTTAGTACTTCTTTAATAATGTAGTATTTTAAATCAGTAGTAAACGATTCACAATCAATAAATAAATCTTCAATTCTTGTTAATATTTCTCCTGAAATAGGATTAGTTTTTGCAAAATTCAATAAGTAATTTACAATTCTTGTTGAAATAACACTTGATATATCAGCTCTAAAATCATCAGCTGTTCCAATTATATCTGTTAATTGACCAAATACATATCCTTTATCTTTATTAATGATAGCTTCTGGTGATATAATCTTATCAAGTTTGTTATTAATAAACATTGTAAACATACTTGAAAAATCTAATCCAACTGACCCTTCACCAATCATTTGAATAATTTGTAAATTTTCATCAAACTTTTCTATTGAACTTATTGAATTAAAAAATGTAGTAAAACTTCTAGGATTAACTTTTTGCGTTACTAATTCTGGATGCATAAGTAGAAAATTAATACATCTACTATCTATATTTACAGACTCTGCCCACTTTGCCCACACTTTCTCATCAAATTTCAAATCAACTGATATAAAACGAGTTTGTTGTGCAACATCTAAACTTGTTACATTATAATCGCCATTATCAGGATTGGTTGTCAGAATTACATGCCAGTTCTTAGGAAGTTTCCATGAAACATATTCTTGTCTATCACAAATTTCCATTACAGCTTGCATAAATCTAGTATCAGCTCTTGTAAAATCATCAAGTATTAAAATACCTCCATCTTTTTTATCTTGAATCCAAGCAGGTTTAGCATGAGCCATTCTCTTATCTACAACTCTATATCCTTTTTCACTAGCTTTTGTAATTTCATGTTCAGTTATCCATAATACTTTACCTTCAGTATTTTTAACTTTGTATTCTTTAACAGGAAAACCTATTAGATCTCCTAATTCTTCAAATTGTGATAGATTTAGTTTTTCCACTTGTAGTCCTAATTCTTCAGCAAGCTGTATGATAGACGAGGTTTTACCTAATCCAGCTTCACCTTCTACATTAATCGTTACTGGCACCATTCCTTTCTTCTGAATATGCTGATTATTGGTAATCATGTGCTTAATGAAATCACCTAATTCTTCAACATTTAATTTAACTTGTCCCATTTTATTTAATTTTTTAAATTTCTAACTTAATAACTTTTCCAGGTAAAGAATCATTCATTTGTGATATTTCTGATAATACCCATAAAACTTTTTTCTTTGGTTTTATTGAAGTACTGCATTCTCCATCTGTAAAATATACAAGACTTGTATATTCAGAATGTTCATTATAGTATTCTAACACAGGATCAAATTCAGTTCCCCCTCTACCTGTAATTTCTAATTCAAATTTTCCTTTATATTCTAATATGCTATTGATTGTTGTATCACACTGCATGATTACGACTTCTACACCTGCTTTATAAATATGATAAATTTCATTCATAAATTCACGTAATTCAGTATCGTTTACTGAACCTGATGTATCAATTGCTAATAGCATTTTTTGTCTCATTTTAACTTTTAATCCTGGGTTATCTTCATATCTACGATTTTCTTTTCTTCTTTGTTTTTTTGTAAAAATCTTTTTTGAAGCTCCTGTAAATCTTCTAATATATTTCTTCCAATTAAATTTAGGTTTTGTAATTTCAGCCATTTCAATTATACTTGTAATTTCACCAGGTATAGTACCTCTTTTTTTTAATGTTTGATCACGAGCTTCTTCTAATAACCTATTAGTTTGACGTTCAATAAGATTATGTTCAATTTCTGATATTTCTTCAAATTCGTCCCATCCTGAATGATCTGGATTTCCAATACCATCTAATACTTTATCCATATTAGAACATCCACAAGTACCTTTTTCTTCTTTTTCTTCTTTAGCTTCTTGTAGTTTATTATAATAATATGTACATCCTGCTTTACGATCAAGATTTAACTCTGAATAATTATCTATATCTATACCGCCTTCAGGCAACCAATCTTTTTCTATATATTGATTGATTTCCATATCCATTGCTATATTCGCTAACTTCCTATCAGCAAATTTAAATACAATGCTTAAATGCTTGAATGCTATGTGTAATAACTCATGTTTTAAAAGACCCATTTGTTTTAAATGATTCAAATTTTCCCAAAATTCAGTATTAATAAGTAATTGATAATTAATACCTTGTTTACCTACACATGCAGTTGATATCTTATCGCTCCATAATTTATTTAACATAATTAAAAAGAATCCATAATATGGTTCTTTTAACATAAGCTCTTTGCTTACTTTGGCTAATGATTCTACTTTATTCATATTTTTTTATTTTATTTATAAATTCTTCTTTAGCTTTAACTTTACCTACTTTCTTAACTAAATCAGAAAAGTCAGTGACTCCTTCTAATTCAGATACGAAAAAATGAGGTATAGAATATTCTTTTGTAAATTGAATAGACAAACTTTTACCAGCTTTATCATTATCAAATAAACATATTACTTTCTTAAAACGTTTTTTATATTCATCCATTACTGATTGTTTCATCATAACAGATTCTGATTGTAATCCAACACTAGGAATATTCATAACATCCCTAATACTCATTACATCTTTTAATGATTTAGTAATAATTAATAATTCTCCATTTTTAGGCAACTGGGTATATCCTTGATGTACACTATAATTAGCATTATTAATCCATTTATATTGTAAACTTAAAGGTTGATATATTTTATAAGATATTAAATCATCTTTAAATTCAAGATATGCATACGCTAAATCATCTAACTCTGTAGAATTTTCATTAAAGAATACATACTTTACAGGTATTACATTATATTTAATTAATGTATTTTTAGTAATACCAAAAGCTTCCCAGAAATTAGCATCACGTTTTTTCCACGGTCTGCGTTTAATTTCAATTTTAACTTGTTCTTTTGTTATAATTTTTTTACTTTTTATAATTTTTTTACGTTCTTCTGTAATTTTTACAATTGATAAATTAAAATCATAAGTAATTTTAAATAATGCTTTTTTATAATCTATATTAAATAATTTACATACAAACACTATACAATCCCCACTCTGCTTAGTAGCATAATCAAAAAACATTAAGCTTCCATTTCCACTTTTATGATAATAAAATGAAAAAGAAGGAACATTATCATCTCTCAAAGGACTATTTATTCTGATTCCTTGTCGTATTGGTTCTCCTATATAATGAGAATAAATATCTTCTTGTATCAATACATTAAGTATATCATCTTTAGTAATTTGTTCATTATAAACAAATGAATTTAAATTAATTTCTCTCATATAAAAAAATTAAAAAAGGGAAGCCGTAAAGCCTCCCTTTTAATTAGTTAATAATTATTATCTACCATTCATCATCACCACCGTCAGATGTTGATGCCATAGTAGGTTGATCTGCTTGCAATCTTTCCATTGCATCAAAATCACCTTTTATAAGTCTAGTATTATCAATATCAACAGTCATTGGTTCTATAAATGGAACCCAAGAACGTGGTTGAATATAAGCTTTAGGTTTACTCGATGTACCATAATTAGCAAAAATTCTAAACTTACCTGCACTAGCTGAACCTTCACGAAGAAGTTTCATAGTACCATTTAACATTTCTTCTGCATCTTTAAAATTAGGAATTTGAAAATCTGTTCCATACATTGCATGAATAAGATGTTTAAACACTTTACCTTTTTTTACTGTTTGTTGATCTATTGTATCATACTGAGTATCTTTAGTAATATGCCAAAAAGCAGTATTACAGGTTGCCCCAGTTTCATCGGTAAACAATAGTTTATAATCAGGAGCTGTATCTTTGTCATCAACTTTACGTTTTTCAACACTTAAAGTTACATTTTCTGAAATACCAGCTGTACCACTGTTAAAAATCGCAACACCTTCTTTGATGTTGTACGAATCATCATTTAAATTTATACTCATAATTTACTTTTATTTTATTATTTTATTTTTACCATTCAGCTGACTGTTCTCCGTCTTCAGTCTTTTCTACATCTAAATCCAATACTTCATCTAATATTTCTTCTACTTCTTCAGAAGAAGAAAATACTTGCTCACTTACCATTTCTTCAGAAATTTTAGGATCTGTATCTGTACTTGCACTTGTAGTAATTTTACTAACAGTTGCTAATCCAGCTCCTTCAACTTCTTCTAAATGTAAATAGTTTTCTAAATTAACATCTAATTCTTGAATTTTAGCAATATATTCAAATACTCTTTTATTACTAAAACTACAAGCTTTAGTAAGTGCAAATCCGTGATCTACTTCTTTTGCAAAAGCTTGAATAAAGATACTATTATCATCACCAAAACCAATTGCTACATAAGATTCTCCTTTTTCAAGTCCCATCATTTTTTGAGCAGCTTGATTAAAACTTAACTTACGTCCTGCTCCTGGTTTATTTAATGCTCCCATTGTTACAACTGGAGTTGTAAACATTTCTACTTTTGCTCTTTTTTGTTGGGTTGGCACTCCCCATGTTACTTCACTCATTTTTGTGATTTTTATTTATATTAATTATTACTCTTATTAAAAATATGCGTTAACTGCTTCGTTAACAAGTACTAAGTCATTAGAAATTTCAGCATCTTCAAACATTCCCATAGGCGTTTTACATGTATCAGCTCCAGAATTTCTAGTTCTAAATATATGTTCATTAGGTTTACCAGGAGAAGCTTTAATTTCAGCATATAATACTACTGAACTAAAACTTTCAGGTGCAAACTTTTCTAATTGTTTACCTTGAACAGCTATTCTTTCACGTAAAAATCCATTTTCATCTTGAATAGTTTCAGGATGAGCAAATAGATATACATTTAAATCATCTCTTACTTTTTCATTAATGGTATTAAGTAAATCATACTGTGAACCACTAAGGTTATTCCACTTATCAAATCCTGTACTAGATCTAAAAGCTCCACTCATTATAAAATCAGTCATAACTCTTGACCAAGTATCAATAACAAAAGTTTTAATCTTTGGTTCCTTGTGTGCTTGCTTAAGTCTATTAAGTACTTTAGTGGTATCTGAACTTTTTATATAATTACCCTTTTCTTCACTATAAAGTTCTTTTGACTTAGGAAAAGGTAGTGGTTTTTGATCTGTGTTTACTATCACAGTTTCGTCAGGGTTTAAGTTACGTAATGACGTACTTTTACCCATACCAGATTTGGCAACGACAAAAATTAATTGTCCCATATATTTATTTATTTATTGATTTATTTTTCTCTCGTTAGAAGTACTAAATATACGAAATTGCTTACTTATTAGCAAGAATTTCATGCTTAACTTCTACACTTTTACTCTTTCTTTTTCCCCAATATTTTCCTCTTAAATAAGGATTATCAGATTGTATTAATCTTGATGCTCTAGACACAGAATCTAAATAAGGAATTTTACGTTTACTCATATCTTGAAGGAAATCTTTAATTGACTTATTATCTATGTCATATTTAAGAACATCTTTAAGATATAAATAATAAAGTTTCTCATTACTATCTCGAAGTTTAGGATGTAGAGTCAGTTTGTTCTTTACCCAAGGTTTCAGTTCAGTTATCATATCACTCCTATTTGTGTTAGTACTCTTTTAAGTTCTGATTTGTTTTTGAGTTGACCTGCAAATACTGTATTAGTATGAAAGTCTACAGTTACCTTGTTTGGCATCTTCTCTATTGACCAATCACCTATGTCATTCTTATTGCCAAAGAATATCATACACCACATTGTCTGGGGTACATGGTATATTCCAACAGATTGCTCACCTCTTGATGTCATTACACTGTTGTTATAGTAAAGGTCTTTCTCTGTATTGTCTTTGAATATATCATTCATCATAAACCCAAAACTCTCAATATCTTCTCGGTCTAGGTGCTTGACTCTATACCAAGAAGGTTCAAGTCTAGGGTCAAATTTATTAACAGTATGGAATACCCATTTTCCAGAAAATGTGTCCATTTGATGTCCTCCATCACTGTTATATGTGACTTTTTCACATTCAAAACCAATATGAAATTCTTCTACGGTTGGTGTGTAATATGTCATACTTGTCCGATTTTTAAGATTTTTTGTAATAATTCAGGTCTACTCTTTAATTGGTCAGCAGTTGGTAACTCCTTAAACTTACCAATCTCTCCCATAAAATGAAGACCTACTTGCAATCCATCGGCACCACCTCTATTTTTAAGAACATGAGCAGAACGATATCTACGTTTTAATTTACTTACTGGGTAACCTCTATGCTCTTTAATACCATATCTAAAAGGATTAAATAATCCAATTACAACATTAGCATCTTCTTGAGTAGCACCAGTTTCTTTAAAATCTGATAGCAATGGTTCTTGAGAATCCATTTGTTTTCTGTCCATTCCTTCAATACCTCTATTAAATTGAGATACTACAATAGGACTAAACTTAAACATATTTCTAAAGAACACTAACATCTTAGATGCTCTATCAATAGCTGCTTTTTGACTTCCTTTATCTTCTGCATTAGGAGTAATAAGATTAGCATGGTCAATGATGATCTCAGTAATCAAATTTGGATCATGTGGTATATAATCAACGACTATTCCATCTTTACGTATAACCTTACCTCTTTTTTCAGCATAGCTCATTATATCTTTATACATAAAATTAGGACTCATTGAACTCCTAAAAGTCAATACCTTTTCTTGTAATTTACTAAAATACGGACCCATCTTATCAATAAGAGGAATTATTTCAGGAGGAATTTTAAATTCACCTTCACTATATAATACTTTAGTGTCAATATTAATTCCATGGTTTTCCCATAGTTTAAAACAAGCAAACTTTGCCAATTTCTCTTCAGGTGGTATCTCTAATGAATAATAGATTATTTCAAGTGAATGATGATAATCTGGATTAGCCATTAAATATTCGTAAGGGTTAAACAAATATGCAGAATCTACATACGCAGTTTTACCAGTACCAGTTGCCCCTCCAATAGTAGTATACCGTTTTTGCTGTATATTACTAATGTGAGCGTTTAATCGTTTAAAACCTGTAGGTAAACCTGCGTTATACCCATCAATTCCACGTTGAATGTTATTTTGGAGTTGTCCCCAATAATCAATTTTTGCCATAGTTTTTATATTGAATCTTCTTGCCACTTAGCACCTTCTTGTCCAAATTCACTAACGAATTCAGACCATGTTTCCCATAAAGCATTATTAAGTACAGTTTCTATATTAGGTAAAAATTCTAATTGACCTGCTACTCTTTGCTTTTCAACAAATGCTTTTATTGCTTTAACTGCTGCTTTATGATCGGCATAAGTTTTTATTTTAAATAAATACTTTTTTTCGTGCTTATTTCCTTGTACAGTAT